CGCCGTACGCTTTCGTGTTATGCCCTGACTTTTCAGGGAAATATCCTTTCAGTAAACTGTCAGTGCCGGATTCTTATCCGTGTCCGGCGCACGACCACACGTAGCAGCGTGTTGGTCTCCATTTCTAACCCAGAACCTAAATGGAGGATAAAATGTCAGACAAGTTAATTAACCCATTTACCTATCCATCTGTTGCAGCTTTGAACTTAACAGTTGAGTTAATTCGGGCTGGCAAAATGTCATCCCCTTCAGAGGCGGCCAATTCAGTTATTACAATTCGCAATATATTGGAAGAAGAAAAAAAAGCCTCTATGGAGAAGACTGATAAAGAGCAATAAAGGCTTCTCTGATTTCTTGAGCCAGTTTTTTAGCTGGCTCTACCTTTTCTGTCTCCTCGTCCAAAATGAGAGATTTCAGTGTTTCTGCGGCGATTTTCTGAGTGTCTGGAGGTAAATCTTTAAATTCCATCGTCAGCCTCATCAGTCAGTGTTTCTGGTTAACCAGCGACGCTCGCCAGATTCGGTTTTAAACGTTTTGTTTTTGGTATATGTCATCGCGGTGAACGTACCGTCCTGGTTGGGGAACTCGCCGCACACCAGAGATTCGTTGTTGCCAAGATCGATAGTATCCATGCTGACCTCATTTCCCCTTAACGCCGGGGTAGCGGAACAAAAACCTGCTGCATAGTTATTAAAGTTGAACCCTGCCGTCATGTTCTTACGCCTCGGGCTGGCTACTTAACCCCTGACCACTGCCTGGTAACTCGAAGTATTGCCCTGCATTCTGTGGGACGGGGTGGTTTGTGAAAACAAACTACAATTAAAAACTGTTTGGTGTCAACAGTTTTAAATTGTTTTTTTGGCAAAAAAAATCCCTCGTATGAGGGAGTGTGAAAATCTTTCGGTTCAGGCAGGGAAGGGAAACTGTCTGCGGGCATGCACAATATTTACAATTTCAATGCTTGAAGCTGCTACACGGTACAAAACGATATAATTAGGGTGAGCTACAATTTCCCGCAAACCGGATACTCTATCACTTGGCGGATATAGATATGGATGCTCTGAGAGGGCTAAAACAGACGTTTCAATACGTATTTTTAGTCTACGAGCTGCTGGAACATTTTCCTTGGCAATATAGGCTACGATCTGACGCAAATCATCGCGAGCAGATGGTAGCCATAAAATGGGTAGCATTACACACTCCCGCTAGTCGCAGCAATTTGAGCAATAAGATTTTCCATTTCAGCCATCACCTCGTCATGCGGTATTGCGGGGCGAGGATCTGCAAGGCTTGACGCGACTTTAGCGCGCAACCATTCGTTGTAACTGTTTTCTTGTTCGGTAGTTTCGAATTCTGAAACTATCGGAGAAAGGGCTGTACTCATGACATAACTCCTCTTTGTTCACTGGTCACGCTCGGCGGATTTTTTGCGCCGCCAACCATCGAGCAATGGTTTCTTCCATTGATTTTTTCTTGTCTTTGATTTCCTGAAGCATTTTTTCTTGGTCTTCTTCTGGAAACGCACTAAAAGCCTGGAGCAGTTCGCGTTGGCGAGGACCAATTTTCATCGTATCAGGGGTGAAGATTTGCTCACCTTCTTCAGGAGGCAATAAAAACCAATGCAATGGATGCCCTGTAACCTCAACCAGTTTATCCAAACTTGAGGCTTTAGGTGTAGCTTTACCGCTGACCCATTGTTGAACAGTTTGTTGTGTCACACCAATTCTACGAGCAAGCTCAGCCTGGCTCCATCCTGTTTCTTGGAGAAGCTTGCTGATTCTGTACATAGATACTTCTAAGGCGTTCATCATCGTTTAATTTTACAGGGAAATACTGTTAAAAGCATCACAATAAAAAACTGTTGATTGTGTACAGTTTTTTATTGTAGTCTTTTGCCTATAGTTCTTAGAGGAGGGCAAAATGCTAGATAGCACTCGCGAAAAAATTAGGCAGAAATTCTCTCAAGCTGAAATAGGTCGTTATATGGGGGTCGCTCAACAGACTGTTTGGCAATGGCTTAGCTTTGGCGTTCCCCCAAAGCAGGTAATTCCGTTATGTCAGCTAATGAGCTGGGAAGTTACCCCGCATGAAATTCGCCCTGATATTTATCCCAACCCAAACGACGGCTTGCCTGCTGAGTTTCAGGCTAACACACAGCAAGTGGCGGGAGTTGATTCATGAAAATCAAGCATGAACACATCCGCATGGCGATGAATGCTTGGGCGCATCCGGACGGTGAAAAAGTTCCGGCAGCCGAGATAACCAGGGCTTATTTCGAACTGGGTATGACGTTTCCTGAACTGTACGACGACAGCCATCCGGAAGCCCTGGCTCGCAATACTCAGAAAATTTTCCGCTGGGTGGAGAAAGACACCCCTGATGCAGTTGAAAAAATTCAGGCGTTGTTACCAGCAATCGAAAAGGCAATGCCACCTTTGCTGGTGGCCAGAATGCGCAGCCACAGTTCAGCTTATTTTCGGGAGCTGGTGGAGACGCGGGAGCGACTGGTGAGAGACGCTGATGATTTTGTCGCAGTGGCAATCGCCGGTTTCAATCAGATGAACCGTGGTGGTCCGGCAGGAAATGCTGTGGCAGTACATTGACTGACAATAGCCATATCGAATCGCTTCCGGCAACTCGTGAGTAAAAAGATTCGGTATCAGAAGAGGTGAGTATGGCTAACGCCTGGCTCAGATTATGGCATGACATGCCAAATGACCCTAAGTGGCGAACAATTGCCAGGGTGTCAGGGCAGCCAATTGCAACAGTGATGGCAGTGTATATCCACCTCCTGGTGAGCGCGTCACGAAATGTCACGCGAGGTCACATTGATGTCACGACAGAAGATTTGGCAAGTGCGCTCGACGTGACAGAAGAGGTAATTGATTCAATTTTGCAGACGATGCAGGGGCGGGTACTTGATGGTGATTTAATCACTGGATGGGAAAAACGCCAGGTGCTTAAAGAGGACAACGGCAATATTTCGCAAACCGCAAAATCTCCTGCAGAGCGCAAGAGGGCGCAGCGAGAGAGGGAAAGAAAGCGGGAACAAAATGGCGATTGTCACGGCGCGTCACGAAATGTCACGCACATGTCACGACGAGTCACGACAGATAAAGATACAGATAAAGATACAGATCAAGAAGATCAAAACACTATGATCCATGGCGTAAAAAACGCCACGAACCAGGCAGGGGATGTTCAGACCGTCAATCCTGGTCAGCCAGCAGGCACGACACCGGAAGCCGATTCAGCGTATGCGCTGAAAGCCGATTCGGGCGCTGTGCAGCAGGTGATGACCGCAAGGCCGGAGCAATCACACCAACTGCAGCAGCCTGAAGCCGATTCCGCCATTCAGCGGGAAGCCGATCGGGTAGTCCCGGAAAACACCGGGCAGTCTGTGGGACGAGTGGATTATCCGGATGTGTTCGAACAGGTCTGGCGGGAGTACCCGTTGCGTGCCGGGGCAAACCCGAAGAAATCCGCTTTCAGTGCCTGGAAGGCCAGATTACGCGAGGGGGTGCCACCAGAGGCCATGCTGGATGGTGTGAGGCGTTACGCAAGATACCTGGCGGCTACCGGGAAAACGGGAACGGAATTTGTTCAGCGAGCGACGACGTTTTTTGGACCGGACCGGAATTTTGAGAACCCCTGGTTGCTCCCGGTAAGCGGCACGAACAACCAGCGTTGTGTGAATCATATTTCTGAACCGGATAACGAAATTCCGCCGGGCTTCAGGGGGTAAGTGTTAATTTCTGGTCATGAGGTAATTTTCAGGAGGGCTTGTGGCAAAAGTTTTTACACAAGAAGAGCGGGAAAAAATTAAAGGGCAGGTTGTTGAACTCGTACGCCAGAGTGGGCGCGATACGTTACGACAACTGGAAGCTAAAACTGGGGCAACAAGATATCTGATGAGCGTTCTGGCCAGAGAGCTGGTTGCCAGTGGCGATGTATACGACTCTGGTTACGGGTTATTCCCGTCTGAACAGGCGCGTAAGGACTTGCAAAATGCCCGTAAAAAGCTCTCAAGGGCAAAGCTGAAGAAACCATCTGCGGTTGATCCGGACCTTATCTGGTCATTACCTGATGGAGAAATACGTCGTTACGACAGGCGTCATAATATGATTTGTACTGAGTGTCGTAAAAGCGAAGTTATGCAGCGCATATTGTCGTTTTATCAGGGGGGATGTTCGGTATTTATTGAAGTGACGAGATTAAAGTGCATTAGTTCAGATGCAAATTGACATTTTGTGGCACAGGGTAGAGCTAGCGTGGTTGTCCGCTTTGTGCCA